CCAACACCTATAAAATCAATACGCCAAAACCTCTGGCTCGGACTCCCACATACTTCTGAAAGCCTTAAAATCGCTAACGACAGTAGCGACTGCAGACGCGGCGCCCCTGGCCGTGTCCAAACTAACAGGATAACGCTGAGTAATAACCTCAGCAAGACCACTTGTGTTGAACAAGTTCATGTATCCCGACATCGAATCCCTTGCAGAGACCCAGCGTTCTCGCCATTGCGGGTCTCCCGCATCGAGCGCCATCGACCAGCGCTCTGCCCTCTTGACCGGATCTGGCAAAAGAGCAACTGCCTCATTGACATCGTCGATAAGAACAAAATTAGAGGCATAATAAGGAGCATCGGTGATATACATCTTTGCTCCCAAGTTGAACACCTCCATCAAAATTGCAACTGCTCTCGTCGCATTTCCCACCTTAGTGGCACACACCAAAGAATCATCGCCCATGAACACTGCCCACTTGACCTTAGTGCCTGCGTACGCATAAGTGACACTCACAATGTTCAAAATGACGTTGCCAAAAGCAGTAGTAGCATCCCCAGTCTTGCGCTGATAATCAACATGCAAAGACAAACCCAAAGAAACGCTCCTCATCTGGCAATGAACGTGCCCCTGGAACCACTTGTCCAACATCTGCTCATTCATACCCAACTGCTGGAAAACGTAGCTCTCCAAAATGAACACGAACCTTCCCTGCGATTTGTCATACTTACTGAAATCATTCTCCAAGTACTTCAAACCCTTCTCACCGAACGGATGCACGCCGCGAATGAAACCCTCAATATCCCTCGTGTCCTTGAGCAAATTGACATGATAGTTAGGCAGCAACAAAGACAAGAATCGTCGGACCAGAACTCGGAAAACTGAACTGTAAAAGGCCGTCAAAGCCCGCTCGTGATAAACAATCACCTGAGGCTCGGTCCTGGAATGATTAGGCTTAGTCGAAAGTGAAGGTTTGACATCGGCCTTAAGCATGACCAAATATTCCTCGACGCTCATGTCCGCCAACGCCTTGGAGTTGACTTCCAAGTCCCTCTTAACGGACGCAACCCTCTCCGGCGAAACCTGCCCAGCCCAATCCTTGAGAGAATCCTCCGAAAGAGCGACAGGATCCGTCTGATAGTTCGCAAGCAACTCGCGAGCATTGGGAACGCAAGCCTCATCCAAAAACCTCTCCCATACTTCTCTTGCCATCATCTCTTCGTCCTGAGGCAATGATATTTGCGGTGCATCCAAATTCCTGGCAGCCTGAGCTGAAAGCAGCTCCTGAAGAGTGCCTTGCCGCTTAGGAACATTCAAAGCCTTGATTTTGCTCAAGTAAACCTTCCTCGGACCAGGCGGCAATCCGAAATAAGCAGGCATACGCAAATAAAGAGCCGTCAAACTGCGATCTTGCGGATCCAAGGAGATGCTAGCAGTGTCCATCGTCTTGTCCTGTACGGCCACACCCTCACAGGCTTCCCTGTGCATGTCAGTGAACGCGCCCACTGGATCTGGGTGTGGAACAAAACACTCTTCCTCCTCCTGGGACTCCACTCTAACCGCCTGAATCAACTCGACTGCTCTCTGCCTACCAACTTCGGCCTGCACGTCATTGTTAGCAGCAACCGCGTCAGCAAACTCCTGCGCCAACTCCGTCCGTTGCTTGTCAGGAAAAGGCGACACGTCTTCAATCCTAAAACTCAACGGCTGCCAAGCACGTGCTGCTGCTCTCTCCAACACTGAAACGGTCGAAGCAGCTGCCGCCGCAATCGTAGCACCCGGCAAGCCCAGCTTTGGCTCCGACGCAGCATCGTGCCCCAACGCCAGCTTCAGAATATTATCCGATGCTAACGCCGTACCAGGCTCAAACTGACCGCCCTGAACCCTAACATAGGGTTGCACGTCGGAAAAGGAACCCACACCTGGACGATGTTTCACGTCAAGAGACTTCCTAACCCAATCGGACACATCACGCACAGACTCTCCAAAGGCTGAAATAGCCGCCGGGACTCCAGTCCATGTAACGAACCGAGCTAACCACATCGCGCTAGACGCGCCTCCCTCCATGAGATCGCGCGCCTGAGCCATGACCTCAGCTAGCAGAGTGCCCGCGTGATAACGATCAACAAAAGCCCGCGTGTACACAGCAATCATCAACCGATTGACGGTTTGCAATCCCAAGCGGGAATTGACCTTAACCGATGTGCCGTTCACCGTAACACGATCATTAGTGTTTCCGATGTACTTGCGCACGCCAAACCTGGTGAAGGACTCCTTCGACGTCTGCATCGCAAACTGATACGTCCGATCGACGAGACGTTTGCGAGCAAAGAAAGGAACGGTCTTCCAACTTTCCGGCAAAGCCGGATCTGCGCCGGGGGCCACAAGCTCTGGAACGGACACCAAATATTGATCGGACAAACTCGGCAAATCCAATGCGTGAGACACCTCTTTGACCGCGGGAACCGTGTTCAACGCCGTCATGCGAAAAAACATGAACGGACCTCGATTCTTGAGTAATTCCACCTGAAAGTGCCTCTTCCTGAACTTGCCAATGGAGAAAGTGTGAGAAATGAGCCAAGGTTCCCACTCAACCATCGAATAGGAGGTAGCCCCTGCAGCACCTTCTGGATACAACAAGCGCAACTCGTCATGCTTCTTCTCATACGAAACACCCGTACCACATATCTCTCCACTATCCTGAAGCAACATCTGCGGCACGTAAGTTAAAAACCCGAACCCGACCTTTGCTTGACACTCAATCATAGCCGAAGCAAACTGAGTAGGAGACATCGGTGTCATTGCCAAATCCGCACAAACAACATCAGCTTTGTCCAAAGTCTGCCCTGGTTTAAGCCGCGTGACCGTCTTCCCAGACAGGTAATCCTCATAACGCTCCCTGGAAAGCTCCCTGCCAATATCCTTGCCTGCAGCAACATAATTCTGGAAAATGTTGTACGTATCCACAGACAACACGTGACCCTCATGAACCGCCACCGGATTGCACACATCCTCCACAAGCTGCACCCTACCAGCAGGCTGGCACACGTACGAAAGAACGGAACCTCCGAGATGCACCACGTCGTTAGTGAGCTTCTTGGCTTGCATGGAAATCCACTCATTGGCCAACCTGCGCCTCTGAACCCATGTCGCATGCCCCGGTCGAAAATGCCCATAGTCAACGACTGCAAACTCCGGATACTCGCGAGCCAACTCTGCCTTTTCGTCCGAACTCAGAACGACAGTGCTGATGACTGGAGTCGTAGCAACTCTCGTTTCTCCACGGTTGGTAGTGATCTCAGACAATCTCTCTCCGATAGCCTTGGTCAAAGCCAAGTACTGCGGATTGTCCAACGTGAACCGCGAAGCATTGGCAATAGAATCACCCACCGAAAACGCACCCTCATCCTGCGCATCCATTCTAATCCTCCTCGACATGTTTTGTGATTTTGTTGTTTCTTTGAATTAATTTAGTTAAAGTTAGTTTAGTTTAGTTTAGTTTAGAGCATCAAGTGCTCACACACC